CTGAGCATCCTCATATATCTGCCTTCCATTCAATTCGATTCCTCCTGGAAGTTTAACTCCATTAAACTTAATTAAATTTTGACCCCATTGTCTTTTGATCAAAGATGTTAAATATTTTTTTAAAAAACTATCATTATATACTTTAGTAAATTCTGTTGGGTCAAGTGCTCTATGACAATCAATAACAAAAAATGTATCCTTAGTTTGAGCATTCCAATCAATATCAAGATAAAGCCTATTTTGTCTTTTATTAAATCTTACTTGCTTATCAGTTGTTAATAAGAAATCAATATCTTCCAAATAAGTTTTTGTCATAGAATAATTCAATAAATCGACAGAATTGAAATAATATAAATCATTTAAAAATAATTGATATTTAATACTAAACATTCCACCAGAAATAGTACTACTATCAAATTTAAATATTTTTTCTATACCTATAACAGAATCTGGAACTTGAATGTAATTTGATGTTTCGTAAAAATTAAAAGTTGTTGCTGTTCCTACAATTGTTGAGGTTCCTGTTGTAGTTACTATTCCTACTCCAGTTGTTCCATCAGCACCACCTCTATTAATATCATCTTGAGACATTTTATATTTCAAATACATTCTTTCGACACCATCATAATGCCTTTCGTTAAAATATTGTAAGGCATCATCGACTATATCATCAATCTGCTCATCAGCTACATTAATTTCTAAAACTGGAGCTCCTAGTTGTCTTAAACAATACTCAATTAATTCCTGTCTTGTGCTTGGTTTTGCCATTAGTATTCTCCTCCGTCAATAGTGGTTGTCCACACTGGTGTTCCTACTCCCGCAACTTCATATGTTGTTAATATATAATTGCTTGTAGTAATAATTCCAGTTGTACTTGCAACACTCAACTGTCCATTTGGATTAAAATATGCAAGTCCATTTGGTTCATACGAATCTGAATCATAATACAATCCTTCAGTTACACTTACAAATCCAACAACAGATAAATCACCACCAAATAAAGATGTTCCAGATGTATATAAATTTGTAGAGGTTACAAATCCTGCAAAATATCCGTTCCTCCATCTTTGATCAGTAATACCAATATCATAGGTATTATCTGTATTTGGAACTAAGTTTGATACAAATTCTCCACCAACATCAATATCATCACTGGTGCTATCACCAATACCAATTGTTCCACCTCTGAATGTAACGACACCTACAAATTCAGATGATCCGTTAACATATAATCCACCACCAATAGTTACATTTTTATTAATTCCAACACCACCATCAACTTGTAGTGCACCAGTATCTGGATTTCCTAAAATATTATCAGTATCATCGGTAACAGTAAGAATTCCACTGGAACTTACATTCCCATTTAAATTTATATCTCCAGATAAATCTAGATTTCCATCAATAGTAACGTCAAAACCAAAATAAGATGCTGATGTTACTGATAATCCACTACCAACTGTCAGATTTTTTGCAATTCCAACACCACCGTCAATTTGGACTGATCCAGTATTAACGTCACCTAAAGTGTTATTGGTTATATTTGTATAATACGCAATACCACCAATAGTTGAAGACGCAGAGTCGATGACACTCGTCATTATAAAAAATTGTGATGGTTGATCCCATACGAGAATCAACCCATCATCACTTTTATTTACTGAATTTACATCACTTAGATTAATTAATTTGGTTGGTGGTGAAGAGGCATTTGATAAAACACGAACTATGTTCTGTGTTCCTAGTCTGTCTGGTATGCTTGGCATTATCTAGTTACTCCTGGTCTTACTAATGCTACCCCTTCAACTAATTTTATAACAGATCCACCACCACCTCCAGTTGTTGCCTTTACATCATAAACATATCTACCATTTTTTAAAGTGGAAGTTATGGTAGAACCTAATGCTATAGTCACTGTACCGTTAAGCGGTTCTGTGACAGTTGTAGCAAAAGAAACCGATGTAGATGATGTATAGGTTTTTCTGAGTTGAGATTCTATCACATATCCGGACAAATCTAAAAAATTAGTTGTCACAGTATCTTCTAATACAAAAGTAGTATCAAAATCAAATCCCTGCTCAATTACTATATTTGATACATATATTGCCATTATTCAGATGGGCATTTTTCTTTAAGTATTTATATTATTAGATAAAAAGCACTATTTATCCAACAAATCTTTGAGTAAAGATTTGATTTCTTGAATATCTTTCTTTAAGTTGTCCAATTCTTCTTTTTTTGCTTCTTGTATATTCAAAGAATTAACATACTGATTATAAGTGGTGCTATCACAATTTACGATAGCACCTGTTTTTTCATCTCGATATAAATTTGAATATCCCTCAACTTTTATCATCTTATTGCAATACATCTAAGATCATTTATTCTCACTGTTTTTGCTTGATTTGTACTAGAATATACAATTTTTATAATAAATCCAATGAACAGATCAAGATTTTCTGCAGTAAATTCATACTCTAAGAATTCACCTTCTATGCTAGAATCAATTTTTCTGTCTGATAATCCACTATTATTTGCCTCATCAATAACAATCAAACCATCTTTACTTTGAGTTAAATTTTTATAACCAGGGAAAAGATTAAATGCTTGTTCAACTTCACTTGAGTCAGATTTTATCAGTTTATATAATACTCTAAAATCAGTTCCTACGGGTTTTTCTGCAGACAATATCACCTTCAATGTTGATGCGGGATTTCTTAATTTGATGAGATTAGAATAATATGCAGATGAATGTGGATCGTTTACTATAGAATTAACTCTACTATCCTTAGCATAATCTGAAACAGGGTTATTTAGACGATATGAATAAAATTCTGTAAATGCATGATCTAAATTCAATATGGGTGAAAGATTGGGATCACTAGTTTCAAACTTTATTGCAGTGGTAAATGATTTTTTATTTGGCAAATTAGTTAAATATTCATTTTGATTCACTTCAGAACAAACTAATCTTACACTATTTAATGGATTGAGTGAATTCAATAAAACATTCTCAAATCCCTTATCATTAAATGGTGCTTCATTTCCACCAACACTGGTTCCTGTAACAGTTCTTATCTGAGCACTTACAGAAGTAGATGAACTTGGAGTAATTATTTCATAATTTGGAACAACAGCACCAAAAGATATATTTTGAGATGCAGTTACATTAGAACCTCCCAATACTCTGCTGTCGTTGAATGATAATTGTGGATATTTATTTGTAGATCCATCAAGATTTCTGTCTTTTCCATATTGATTTCCTCTAGAAAATTCAATGTAATAACTATCCATTTCAATTGGTGTTGAAACATTGTGAGTAATATTATTAATTCTTCTCAAAGAAACTCCAGATAACTCATATTTTTCTACAGTCGATCCTGTTGTATGAGTTGTAATTTTTGTAGAATCTATACCTCTTCCATTGGGACTTATTGTAAGAGATCCACTTCCTACAGCACTGTAAGAAATTATTTCATCTCCAACCTTAACATAACCAAGATTAGTTCCACTAACGGGAATACCCTCAAAATTGACAAAAACGGAAGTGTTTGCAACACTAATAGTTCCAGTATTGTTAAATGATAATGTACTATTTAAAATAGTACTCACTTCACTTGATTGTATATTCTTTATTAATACTTTATTGGTATCCGAATACATTCCATGATTGAAATGATTAACTTTGATATAATTTCCAGAATTCAATCCCCCATCAGAAATAGAATCTATTATATTTGCTGATGTTGATACAACTGATCCAGAATCACTATAATAGCTTATTCCTGCACCAACAGCAAACTCATGTCCACTTCCTTGAATACCAAATTCACCTTGAACGTTAGTAAGATATATAGTATCCAATCCATTGGTAGCACTGATTGTTATTCTAGATCCATTTCCAGTTGTAGATGAGGTTGAAGATGTAACGATGCCTACAACATCACCAACTTGATACCCATTACCTGCATTTGTGGAAGATTGTCCAACACTAATAACAGTTCCCGAGGAATTTGTGGTAATATTTAATTTCAAGTTTCTTCCTTTACCTAAAATATTATATGTATCAACGGTTTCTGTTACTGACTTTGGATAATTTTCTCCAGAATTAGTAATTTCTACATTAGTAACAGAACTACCAGATCCAACAACTATTGCACTTCCACCATTAGAATTAGTTCCTACTAACTTTCTTCCTGCAGAAAGTGCATCAATTAAAATAGAGCTAGTAGTTGTAGAAATTGAAATTCTTCCAGTTTTTGGTAAAACAGTAATGGGATTATTCCTTAAAGTTGGAACGAATGTATTTCCTTCACTTAATTGTGGATTGTAGAAATAAGCAATTCCTGAAGTTTTTGTAAACTCTGCCTTATATAATTTAAATTTTAAATCTTGATATTTATTTGGTGTCCAATTAGACCCATTTTGATTTTTATATAAAAATCCAATTCCAACTTTTTTTGTATATCTAACAGTGTCTACATCAGGTAAGTTTTTAGTTTCAATTGTCTGCTGACCCATAACCGCAGTCCAAAGACTATATTCTTCAGATTTATCAGAACTTATAACAATAGCATATTCTCTTCCTGGATTCAAGAATATGGGTTCCGGAAATTTAATATTAGTTGCAACATTTCCTGTTGATGAAACATTAATATTGATAGTTTCAGTTCCATCTTCATTTAGTGTTCTTGGTTTTAAAATAGCAGGTTTGCCAATAATGTTTCTTGTGGGAATTCCATATTCTGTAGATCTAATTTCTACAGTGATTTCTTCATTTCCACTATCAATTGATGCAAAGTACAAATCTAATGATGTTAAAGTTGCTCCATTAACATCCACATTTGTTTCTATTTCTGATTGAGAACCTAAGTTATTTCCAACACTAAATGTTTGTGCCAGAGGATCTGAATTTTTAATTACTGTTACATTAGGAATAACTTCTTCTTGAATAGCATTTCTTATGCTTCTTGATTTTGCTTTTATTTTTGATAATGGTCTTTCAAATTTAATATGAGTCTGTTTAGAAACATAATTTGTTTCTGCTTTAGATTGTGGAATATTTGAAATTGTAGGTAAACCTAAAGAATTGCTAGATTCTGTGTCAGATCTAAGTATAGAATTTACTGTATTTGACTTACTAGTTGTCAATTTGAAAGTTTTATTTCCAGTAGGAATTCTAATTGCTGGTTTTGGTGTAGAATATGGATTTTTGATAAAGAAAGTTCCTATTAAATCACCATAATTATCAGAAATGAGTCTTATATCTTTAACATAAGAAGTAGCATTACTAGATTGCCCAACTAACTTCATTCCTTTTGTAATGTATCCAAAATATAAACCTTGACGTAAATCTGCAAGAGAAGAAGTATCAACATTAAGAACTTTAGAAGTGGTTCCATAAGTAGATGTCAATGATAAAGTTTTATTATATGGATTAACTGTGTATTTTTCTGTTGGATTATCAAATCGTCCAGATTTATGATTTTGATTACAAACTCTAAATCGTATTTTCGCAACCCCATCAATAAATCCAATTACAGTTTCTCCAACTTCAAATGATCCAGAAGAACCATCGATAGATAGAGAAGAATCTGTTGCAATTTCAATTAATTTTGGAATTACGTCAACATCGGAATTTCCATCTAAGAAATGATAAAATCTAGTATTTGGTTTTAAATTGAGTGCAGTAAATTCTACGTTTCTAGATCTCAGATAAGATTCTGTCACCTTATCTAAACTAGTATTATCATTGCCAGTATTTACTAAATCCGACTCTTTCTCAACTTCTATATTTTTTTGTGGTTTTTTGTGATTGATATTTCCTTCAATTGTTCTAAACCATTCGTCACTAGAAGGATTTAAAGTAATTTTTCCATCGTAAGATGAAATTCCAAAAGAATTTACTTTTTCAGATTTTGTTGCAAATGGTTGCTCAATCCAATCTTTCTGAATATATGATAATGTTAAAGATTTTCCTGTCTTTTGGATAGAAGAATCTTTTAATACAAAATTTTCATTTAAATCTAAGTCATTTATAGTTGTATTATCTTTAGAAACAACTATAGAATCTAGAGAATCTCTCGAAATATTTGGTAAAAGATTTTTGTATTCATCATCAATCAATACTGTAGATAAAAAACTATCAATTTTGGAGTAGTTAGAAAAATCATCTACAAAAAATCCTGTTTTGAATCTATCTCTCCCTTCAGAATCTTTAATTTGTGAAGATTGGACATTTGCTTCCAATAAAGACAAACTTGTTACTTCTTCGAGAACATCTACACGATCTTCTATGAGACTAATATCCCTCATAGTGTATCTTTTATTGTCTACAGATACTATTTCTGCATCTTGAGGATCATAAAGATATGCGGGTAAATTGATTGTGGATAATTCCAACATATCTTCTCTTGTTTTTGGTTCTTCTGGATTTTTTGAGGATATTCCTTTATCAACCAAAAATTCTCCAGTTGTAGTTAAATAAACTTTATCAATTCTTGGTAAATAGAAATTTTGCGATAAAATTGAACTTTCTCCTGCTGCTAACAATCTCGAAGGGTTAGAACTAAATGCTCCAGTTCTAGATACAAAGTCAAAAGGAGATTTATCGGTAGTTACATTAGGATCAAATTTTGTAACTCTAGGTCTAAAATCTAAGGTGTCTGTTGCTCTAACCTTCCCAGAAATTAATGGAATATCATTAGAATATCTCTCTTCTTGATAAGAAGCAACCGTAAATACATCTCCCGTTTCATTAGAAGGTACAGAATAATGATCAAAAACAATCATTATTCTTCTGGATGGTTCAGAAGCACTCCGACTTCTAACAATTCTAGAATAATCGTAATATTGCTCCTTTTGTCCTCTATCAAGTTTAAATGAATCTGAAATATCCTTATAACTTCCTTTTATAATTCCATCTAAAGTGCTATTAATGTTAGATTCTTTAAACTTTACTGTCTCACCAACACTAAATCTTTGGTTGTTCAAATAAACAACTCCTAAAGTGTCTGTAGATGCTGATGGAGTGGTAGTCACATTTGCAACTACTCTAGCTACTGCACCACTTTGTGTTCCTATGATGTTTTCACCAATAATAGCATTGTTACTAACATCAGGAGAAGATGAAAATTGAAGTTTATCTAAAACTGGATCAAATTTGTCTAAAGATTCATATACACAGATGACTTTTGCAACATCTGGATAATTTAGTGAAATTTCTTTATCTTGAACTCTCAATCCATAATAATTATTAAAAGATAATCCATCATTTTTTGAAGTATTTTCATTTAATCCAGATTCTTTAAATTTTGATCTAGTTACAAATGTGACTGTACTTCTATCATAATTTTTAACTTTACTTTGAATGTTATCTTTGAGTACAGTTACATTAACAACTGTATCATTAAATGATAGAGTATTATCTAACCCTTTTATAGTTAAATTACTTCCGGATATAGAAATAGAGTCATCGGTTATTCTGGGTATATTTCCATTTGCATATCCTACAGTATACCTTTCCTCATCAAATGTTGACCATGTTATTCCATTAATATTTGATAAATCTCCAGATGTAGTTAACTGCAGTTCATTATCAATGTTGACATTTTTTCCAACTATCTGATCGTTTAAATATAAATTTGAAGATGATAAATCCAATGATGATGTATTCTTTTCTGGTAATAGTGCATATAACTTACCAGAACCTCTAATAGTTGGTTGTCCAATAAATCCAGTAACCTGAGAATCTACAATTTCTGAACCAGAAACGAAAAATCCTGGAGATGCTGGAACGCTACCATCAAAAACACCGGCAACAGTTGCTATACCAACAACTTCAAAAGAAAGTCCATCATTACTAATGGATACAACTCTATTATAAGTCTCAAGATTCAAATTACTTCGTTGATACCTAATGATGTTATCAGTTTTTATACCTACAAATTTACGTCCATTTGCAGTTACTGTTGATATTCCGTTAGATGATCCGGAAACAGAAATTAAAGAAATTCCACCATTAAAAGAAACTCTGTCTAAAACTGTATCTGCAATAAAATCACTAGAAGATGAACTAAAAGGAGTTATTTGTCTAACTGATTTTATATCTTCAATTCCATAACTTTGAACAAATTCAACAGATCTAGAAGATTCAATACCATTTACAATCAGACCTTCTCCCTTTACAAAAGTTCCTGAAGTTTGTCTTAAGAAAATAATATTTGATACTGAAGAATCTGATACTAAAAATCCACTAGCTCCTGATGTTGCTCCTTCTACAACAAAAGATTCTAAGTATTCATTTTCATTTAAATCTGTATTGAGAGTTAATTTTGTGTATGTTTGAATATCGTATAACCTCAAATCCCAATTAGTAGAATTATCTAAGTATGCTGAATCTCTTAAATTGAAAGAATATACTCTTGCTTCCCCAACTTTAGAACCAAATCCAGAAAACTGAGAATGTAAATCAATTGTAGTTCTAATTTTTGCTAAACCAGTAACATTATTTACTGTAAATAAATTGCCAATTTCGAAAGAAATTCCTACATCAGATAAATTTTGAGTATCTCTTGGTTTTTCTATATCTACTATTTCCGTAGATACTTTTTCAATATCATATCCCCTTACGTATGCCTTGCCTGGAGAAATTTTTAATGATGCTAAATCATTAGAAGGAATATTGCCTTGATATGTTTGTTCGTTTTCAAAAAATACACCATCGTTTCCTAAACGATCGTTTAAAGAATTTGATAAGGTAATATCAAAAGGATTTATTGTATAATGTCCAGATTCATCATAAGTTCTTTCTGCAAGATAATCTCTAATTTTAGAAAATTCTGATTTTGTTTCAATCTTTTTAATTTTTCCATCTTCTACCTGAAGAAGTTCTATAAAATTAGTATCATTATTATCAGTTAAATCTTTTTTACTTAGAGTTAAAGATATTTTTAATCTGTCCGCTCCCGGAGATGCAAAGTTAGAAAATCCTTTTGCATTATCAAATAAGGATGAGTCTTCTTTAGCAGATACTATTGATTCAGTTACAGTTAAACCGACTCTATACGAAGGGGTATTTGTATAATAATCTAAAATTATATTTTCATCATTTACATTTACAAAATAACCTCTAACAAAATAAACACCTTGCCCAATAAATGCCGCAGATCCTACAGAAGTAGATTCTGAAGAAATGAGAGATGCAAATGCTGTTCCCGAATTGATGGTTGTATTTCCGTAAGTTACATTATCTAGAGATGAAAGAGTTTCACCATCTTGAAACTCTGTAAATTCAAAATTTTGATCAGAATCTAAATATTTGAGGTATAATGTAATATATTCTACATCATCAGATTCGACTGGAAGTACAACTTTTCTTACCTTTGCAGTTATTCCTGTTACTTCACCTACTATAGTTTTTCCTAAGAAATTTTCAATATAAAGTGATATATCTACCCCAAATTGAGTTGGATTTAATTTTACAGCAAAGAAATTAGGATCATATCCAATATTTCCAGGAATCACCATAGATCCCTCTTTAAACACAAAACTGCCAAAATCCTCTACTTGATTTTGAATAATAGATTGTAGAGTGGTTAATTCTCTAGATTGAACTGGGTATCCTGGTTTAAATAATACCTTGTAAAAATTATTCTCACTATTGAAATCATCATAATATGGACCTATGTTTAAATTTGTTTTCTGTGACATCTTTTTTAGAATTCCAGGATAATTTTAACGTCTTCTTTTTGCCTAGAGTCTCTTTCAATCAGAGATCTATTATCAATGTAAATTACTTTTCCAGTACTTTTATTTATCTCTGGTTGAGCAAGTCCATTTTGGAAGGTGACTCCTAAATTTATTTGTTTCGATCCAACAGTCGTAGTTATTCCACTAAAAGATGTATTAATAGATCCACCAAAAGGAGATATTTCATCTGAAGATGATTTAAATGCAAGAACTTCTCCTTTATTTGTAATATTATTGTTGTCAGTTTGATCGAATGTATTATCAAAATATAAAGATCTGTCTTGATAGTACTTTAAAACGTTAGTTTCTTTATCATATGAAACCACATAACCTCTAGCTTTTTTTTCGTTACCCAAATTTTGCTCCATAACTTCTCCAATCTCAGGAAGATCAATTTCTTCGATAGAGTCTGCATCCAACTTTAGAGAATATAAGGAAGAAAATGAAGATTCTGTATAATTTTCGGTTCTAGAATTTAATTTTTTAGGATTTTGAAGTATTCCAACTTGAGCAAATTTTGTATCTACTGGAAAATCTTTTGTAGAATCATCAAATCTGGAGTAAATTAATATTTTATCAGAACCTAATTCTGTGTAGATATCATATCCATGTCCATTTGATGGTGGGATAATTGGAATTAATTTTGCTCTTTCTGCACTAGATCCCGTGCTTCTCAAATCAATTTGAGCCCAAGTGTAACCACTTCCTCCAGAAATAACCTTTACGTCAGTTATTTGACCATTATTATTTGCAGTGATTTCTACTTCTCCTCCTGATCCATCACCTAAAATTTTGTAAGATCCTGATGTGTAAATTGAATTTCCTGCTTTTTCAATGTATACTTTTTTAATTTGATTATTGTTATCGAACGAATTTCCCGTTTCTCTTACATTGACAATTTGAGGATCTGTGGAAGTTTCCCAATCGTTTGGTATTACGATATATTCCGTAGTATCGAATTTAATAATATCTGAAGGATTTACTGTAAAAAGATATTTCCAGATGTATCCATCACCACTATTACCTGCCGAACTAGGTTCTAAATCTACAAATTTTGGTTCATCTCTAGATATATTTCCCCTTAGATTAGTTCCGGAAGAACCATTATCAATACAAATATAAACTTTAAAATCACTGTTCATTACATAATAATTGGTATCATATAATCTACTTCTACCTGAATTTGGACTTAAATTACTTACACTATAATCATGCCTATACATTTCATATCGAGTATTAGTGCTCCAATCAATTCTTCTAATTACTCTTCTTACATTATCACTTCCAATTTTTTTGCCAAATAACATGGTATCTTTATAATGAGATAAGTATTGAAAATTATCTACAGGACTTGGAATATCTGCTGGAGAAGCATCCCAAGTTGTGGTTCTGCCAAAACCAACTGGAACTCCAGTAGAACCTGGGTTAGATAAACCAAGAAAAACATAATAAGAATTATTAACGTCTAATAAAGAACTTACAAAGTTATTTGCATTCACAATCCTAAATTGATCTGTTACTAATGCCGACATATCTTTATTTTATACATTTTTTAGATATTTATATAATTTATATGGAATATGGATCTTTTAAATAATAGCACCAGTTTGTCTCAATCCTACTCCTCTTCTAATTATTGAAGGGAATGTTGATAACCCAACATCGATAGTTTTTCCAGTAACACCGATAGATATTGGAGAACTTGCTCTAACAATATTTTCTAATCTACCCCATGAGAATCTTCCAAGATATCCACTGGTTGTTGTAATTCCTACAATGTTTGTTCCCGAATCTACTGTGCAAGTTATTACACCTGTAGGACCAGATGTAACAATCTCATTAATATAGTAGATATTATCTAAGAAACTGGTGCCAATACCGATGATAGAATTGTCATTACCATCAACTGTGGTAACTCCAGATCCAACATTTGTTTTGTGAATAAGAATTGCATATCCTGGAGCCAAATCAGTAATGTTCTGATTATTATCTCTTTTAATATTAAATTTTAATGCGAGTTGCCCAGAGGAAGTTGTAGTTCCTATCCCAACGATGTCACCATTAAATCCTTTAATGTTTTGAATTATACCAGTATTTTCAGTAATAGGATTTATTGTTTCTACAATTGCATGAGGTGCTATTGTATAACCAAATCCAGGATTTGTTATAGTTACTGAAGACAAAGTTCCTCCAATCGAAATAGTTCCTGTAGCAGAAGCTGTTGTTCCAATTCCAGTTTTAACCCTTATAGGATTCATAAATTTAATATCAACCGTAGAAGATGGTATATACCCACTTCCAGGATTTGTAATTGTAATTGCAGAAATAGTTCCACCAGTGCCAATAGTTGGAGTAATATCCGCAGATTCAAAATTAATGTCTTCTGCTATCAAAGATTTAAATTGATATGGTGCCCCATCATTATCATCAAAACCAAAGAAATCTACATTGTCTACAAAAATAAAGTTATCATTAATTGAAACATCTTTTATAATTTTAGTAACTGGATAAACCTGAGATAAGATAGATTTTCTTGTTTTAAATACTTGTTGTCCATTTATAACTCTATCTGTTTTTTGTTTTGTCCATGACATCGGTTTGAAATCGATTTCATTTATACCCTGATCCACATATGGATTTGTCTCAAATAAATCTGATCTTGAAAGGTCAAAAACAATTCTTTTATTTTGAGTTTCTGTACGAGGAATACTATTATTTTTATACACTTGAACAGTGTCACCAACCTCCAGAGATGGAATAATATTAGTAACTAAATTATCGTCAACTCCTCTAGTTCCTCTATAAAAGTAAATATCAATATTATCTTCTACCTTAGGAGGTTCTGTGAAGAGGAAAGATGTTCCACCTTCAAAAGTATAAGCAAATCCAGGATCTTGAATAATTCCATTAACAACAATAAGTAATAAATTTTGAAGATCTGAAGTTGGAATTTGATCAGTTCCAGATTCAAAACTAATTAAATCACCCTGATAAAATAATGGAAATCTTCTCCTGTTTCCATCTTGATAATTTTTAACAGAATCAATATAATCAAATTCTCCAAATTGGAAAACAGCAAAATTATCACTATAAGTTTCCAATACTGTTAATTCAAATTGTGTTATAGGAGAAGATAATCTAGAATCTGTTACTAATCCTACAGGAGTAAATACATCACCTTTTTTAAATGCATATCCATTGTTTAATATTTTGAAATTTTTCACTTCAAAATAAGTTGATCCTATTCCTGTTGTAGAACTTGCACCAACATCTACTGACACTTTAAAACCAATTCCAGTATCTGTAGTTGTTCCTAAACCGACTCTAGAAACCCCGATAACGGAAAGATTTTCATAAGATGGTTCTGATACAAATACTTGTGGATTTGTGTATCCAGTTCCACCAGAACCGACGACAAAGGAAAGTGATCCACCTGCACCTACTATAGCATTGATAGATGCTACATCCCCAATATGGCCTTCTTCGAATATAGAAACCCCAATGGAAACTATAGAGTCGTTATATCCAGATCCATTAAAATCTGTTGTTCCTATACCAACAGAAACTATACTTCCTCCAGCACCAACTATTGCAGTAACTGAGGCACCTGCTAATGGTGCATATCCAAGTCCTCCAGAAGATCCTAAGGAAACAATTATTCCTCCTCTCGGAAGTTGATTTTGATTTACATCAGATTCTGAAATGAATATACTATTAGGATCTCCCAAATCACTTCTAATACCAGTGAAACTAATGCTAGTTATTCCACTTACAGAATCTTCCAAAATTTCATAGTTTCCTGTAGGATTATTATCCGTTACTGGTGATTGATAAATTCCATTTAATATTACGAAACCATTTCCACCACTTGTGCCAATTCCAATTGTATTTCCACCACCAACGGTCAAAGTGTAAGTTCTATCAATTCCAGTAAAAGTAGATCCAATATTATCAAAAATTATATTTGTAGAATAATCTGCTCTCAAATATACTCTTCCAGAAAATTCTGCAGATTCATACTCTAAATTAGATTCATTTCTAGTTAAAATTGCATTTCCTCTAGGTGGTTCAGTAAAATGTATTTTACCATCTGAAATATTAAATGTTCCCTGGAAAATTGTTACTGGAGAAAGGTCAGAATGGATTGTAGCTGCAGAACCTACAGATCCTCTCTCAACATTTACTAAATTCACAGTACCTAAACCAGATATTGGTCCAGAAATATTAGTTGCAAATCCAACATTATTAACTAACATAAATTCATCATCAACTTTTAGTAAATCTAAAGGATTTATTGTAGATATTCCACTCAAAGATATAAATGAAGATGCCGCAGAAACAGATCCACCATTTCCTTCAAGAGTTTTAGTAACTAATGTTGATACTAAAGGATATTGTACTAAATCACTTATTGTGATTAAAACTTTTTCATTTGATTTAAACATCTCAAATTGATGGGCATTTCCAGATCCTAAATCTGTGAATGTTACTGCAGTTCCTGCTCTGGTTGTAGAAATTTGGAATGTTCCATCGTCTTCATTTTTATTAATTACAAATACAGATGATGGTAATAAATCTTCTGATGTTCCATTTTTATAAGTTACTTCAGTAGCTGCAATTCCAGAAAAAGTTGATTTCGCAGTGTAAATTAATTCTTCATTTTCATTAAAATAATTTCCTGGAATTGTAAATTTACCTGTAGAAGCATCAAGTTGATTTGTATTTCCTGGGTTAAATGTTCTTGCAAAAATAGGAACTCCATTTCTAGTTAGAGTGAAACTTTTTGTATTGAATCTATCACCATTAATAGAATTATATGCTGCAACTTTATGCTCATCTAAAGCAGAACCATATTTCAAAGGTTTTGGTTGATTTATAAAGTCTACTTCAGTATAGAAACATTGACTAAAGGCAACTATACTTATATTTTGATTTTCTTCAGGATAAAATACAAGATCAAAATTGGTAGATCCTAAATATTTTCCTCCAAAAGTTCCGATTCCAGTGAGATAATTATCCTCAGTAATATATGGAGATTGTTGAATAAAAATATTATTTTGATCTTGTATTAACAAAACTTGATGTAAAGATTTATCTGATCCTATTCCAACTTCAATATAAGATTTAACGGCATCAAAATTAAACTTATTAAGTGATAATATAGTTTTTGCACTTCCAGCATTAGTTTCTTCAAAATCTGATCTATAAATGACTGTTTTTTCAGTTGTTGCTGGTTGACTTTCTGCTAAGTATCTGTATTTTTCTTCACCTCTACCTGTTGTCCCAAATCCAACAATTCTTGATTTTAAAGTAAGATTATTTGAAGAATTGTTTTCAAAATCTAAAGTAAATCTTCCAGCATTAATATTTGCTACAAAAGATCCTATTCCCAAGAAACTATCTGAATTAAAGTTTTCAGCAGTGTCTACAAAATATTCTGCAATATTGGTATTTTCTCCATCATGAGTAACATAAAGTTCCACAAGATTTGAAATATTATTTGTTCCATCAATTATATTTGCCGTTACAAAAATTGATGATAAAGAACTAGTATCAAATCCTACTACATTTATTGTTTCTCCTACAGAAACAGTGTTATTAAAGGAAATTAGATCAACAAATCCAATAGATTCTGTTGATATGCCTATATCATTAGTAAATGATTTTTTAATAAATTTAATATCATAATCAACGTTGAAAGGATCTGTAGGGGTGAATCTAATAAAAGTATCTCCAAATAAATCAGTTTCAATTGAAAAATCTCCATATTGATCATCTATACTATGCAGAGTTCCTAATTCTAAATTTGTAATTGATTCTTTTTCAATGACTGTAAAATTATTATTCGCAGGATCACTAAGTATAGTCATATCAGTAAACTGAATCTGATTTTTTGATTCTTCGGAAGTTACTTTGATTAAAAAGTTTTGATATATTGAAGAATCACTTACTTTTTCATCATCAATAGAAACAAATAAATCCGGATCAAATTCAGAGTCTGAAAAATCTTCAGAAATATCATCAATTTTTAATACGTTATTTGAAATTGCCTCAGTAAAATCACTAAGTTTTCTTGTTTTTAACTTTATAAATCTAGATCTTTCATTAAAGACATCTACATCTTGAACTAAATCAAAATCATTAATAGTATCAACTCTATTTTCATTTAAAATATCTACAACTATGGTAGTATTATTTGATGTTGTTGTAATTCCCGCATTAGAATCTCCAATTAACTCTGTATGTGCAAAGTTTTTAGTTCCTGCGGTATGCACAATGTCATTAATAGCAGTTTTTTGATCATTCCAAGTTACTTGACTTTTAATAGCATAAGAAAGATTTTGATAATAATCATTATCAGGGAGAACTTGATAATCTTCATTCAAAAATCCTGATCTATTATACCAACCTTCATCAACTCTATTAGTTGCAGAAACTGTATAGTTTCCATTAAAAAATTCAATATCCTTAACAATTGCTACGTTACCACTTACTTTTCCTGTTATTTTATCATTGGATTTAATTGGATCATTTCCAAATATTTTTATAATGTTACTACTTTCATATTCAAATACTTCTAAATTTGATTCCTCACCATTCAATAAAATATTTTCACCAATTTCAAAATTAGATGGACTAACTTCAACTAAAAATGTGGGATAATTCTTCTTATTTACAATAGTTCCTGAAGAATCTTGAATAGTTTTTGCAACTCCAGGATTAGATGATAAAGATTTTATTGTTACCACATCTGCCCCAGAAGGATCTGCAGCTAAACCGTAATTTGTAACAGTAAAGAATTTGTAACCATAATCTTCAGAGTTAAATCCATCTCCAGACGATCCTTGTTTCTGAATACCCTCAATAAACACTTCATCATTTATTGCAAAAGGTTTTTCTCCAAATCCACCAAAAGGCGTTGTAATTGTGCAACTAAAAGTTTCTGTGTTAACATCATAATTTACTTTTTGAATACTGACACCATTTGTGTTATTTACTGCAAAAACTTCTGCCCCAAAGTCTGACACTCCTTTTGCTGGAACTTCAACATCAATTTTAGATATTGAAGATCCAGAAATAACTGCTCTCAATAGACCATTAGAAACTTCTTTTCTATCATCTTTATTAATCAAAACTAAATCTGGTGCATTAATAAAATTGGACCCTCCATTAGTAACACTAACAAATCCTACAGTATTAGATGCTATCAAAGAAACTATGGGAGAAATTAATGCAACAGGTTTTAAAGTTTTATCTGAAGAATATTCAAACTTAGTATCAATTATTTTAGATTTTAATACATTACCGATACTAGAAGATTGTGTTAAGATTGAGAGACCATTACCTTCTTTTGAATCTGTTCCTTTGAAAATAGGAAGTTTATTGTAATTTGATCCTTTTGATAATATTTTAATCAAATTAGCCGGACCTTTTGCATTTTTAGATGTAGTAGTATAATCCAATTTGTCACATTCGGAACTGGTATAACTTAATCTTTCGGGAGTATTTCTGAGATTTATATCAAAAGAAGTTGATTCTGTAGATCCAATCCCAAATACACTATAACTTTGATTATACAAACTATCAAGATACAAAATTTCTGAATTGTTTTCTATAGTAGTGTCAGCAGTGCTAATATATCCAGACTTTTCAAGTGAGTAATAAATCTTTTGAGGTAAATTTGAATTGTAATTAATAGTGAATTCTGCACCTGAACTTCCTGGAGTTCCAGATTTCACAGTTACAAATGAATCTGTAGATCCTATAGAAACAAAATCATTTAAAAATTCTTTATCGTAAAAAACTTTAAAATTGTATCCAGATAAGGTATTATCTGATAAATCAAATACTAAGTTATTATTCTTTACAACTTTAATTTGTGGATTAATTAGTGATATTGTTTGATTTGAATTTCCTGTAGAAGTAATATCAATTTCTTTTAATGTATTATTACGAGAATCAATTAGTGTTTCGCATAATTTAATTGTATTATTATCTTTTACATACACAAAATACGTAGTATTATTAACAGGAACATTTGGTGAAATATATGAAGTATTTTCATATATTACTTTATCTCCAGTTTTAAATTTATGATTAAAAATTGTAATTTCATTTAAAGAGGTATTGATATCAGATGTGTTTATCTTAACGGGATCAATAATTATATTTTCAATATTATCATTATATAAAACTTTTACTTTAGTTGAAGTTCCAATACCAACGGAGAGTGATGGATTTACAGTTAAATTGATAATATCTCCATCTTTTAAACCATGATATGTTGATACTGATACAGTAGCTTTGTTTTTTGCAACTTTTGCCTTTTTCTCATCAAAAACAGTTTCAATTAAATATTCGTCAGAATTTTCACCATTAGTTGAAAAATAAACCTCTGTTGAATCTAAAGATGTTTTAAGACCAATAGTATCTTTGGATTTATTTACTATATAAAGATTAGGAGGTAGATTAAAGTTTGTTCCAGTAGGTGTGCTTCTTACTTGAATATTATCATTAATTCCTCTTTCAAATTTTACTTTTTGGTTATTTTTGAATGGGTGATTTTCTAAGAAAATTGATTGTGTCGGAACACTTAAGTTTATTGCTTCTTCGCCAATATTAAACACAATATTAGTAAATTTACCTGGTATTGTACCAAGACCTACAGATTCTTTAGGGTTAAAATAAACTTTAATATTTTTATTTGAGTCAAAATATGGAATAGATTTTTCAATATCAAAAACATAATTTTTAAATGTGACAGCAGTTCCTACTGTATGAACTGTGCCTACATTTCCTCTTTTTACTCTAAGTATATTTTTTTCAGAGTATACATTAAGTATAGAAAGAGTTTCATTTCCAATGTTTATGCTAGATCCAGAAGATACACTATTTGGAATATTTGTAACGTAAATATCAGTAGAAACTCCACTCGCAGTTATTTCTGTTGTAATAGCAACATTTGGAATTTCTTTAACTGAAATCCGAGAAATTCCATTCAATTGAGATAATACAGAAGTTGTAAATCCAGAAACACTTACATAATCCCCACTCTTAAAAGTATTTGGTAACGGTGTGTGAACCCTAATTTTATTAGAGTTCCATACAAAAACCACATTGTCAAAAATTTCTGAAGATGTTGTTACATTAGAAATTTCTTTTCCTTTAATTGAAGATATTTTAGATTGAATTCCACCACCAAAAGTTTGATTTTCAAATTTTAATTTATCATCTACTTTGTAATTTTCACCCGAATTTACAATATTGATTTTATCAATACTGCCTTTAGAAATAGAAGTTATTCTTACTTCTTGATTAGAGATTTCTCTAGATTCTGTTACAAAATCATATCCAGAAAATTCCTCAGTAATTTTGTGTGGAAAAGTGTTTCTAATTAAATTATATTTTTCAAATTCAAATGTTTGATCTAAGAATTTATTTTCAGTTATTAGAATTGATCTAAATGAATTTCCAACAAAATATGGGAATTCTGGATTTCCTGTAATTGAATTTATGGTAGCATGATAAGCATAAACTCCATTTGGAAATTCTTGAGTTTTTTCAAACCTCCCATTATGTTCATCCAAATCACCGGAATTATCAAAATAATAATCTTCAACGAAAAATCCATCAACAAACTCAGAAGGTCTATCAATAACTTTTGAAGTGTCTATACTATATCCAGAAACTAATGTCTTTGTTGTTGAATTTATATCTGTAGGATCTAGTAATCCATAAGGACCGTATATTGGATTTCCGTCATAAGCCCATCCAATAATGCCAGAATTTGAAGAAGAAATATCTCCAAAAGAATCTCTTAAACTATTTGAGTATCCATTGAACATAAAAGAAAGACCTTGGTCTTTATTTTTTAATTCATGATATAATCCAGGTCTCTTTTGTAAAGAATTTACAGTTAAAGATCTAATCTTTCCTTCATATACAGCATTAAGTCCTCTAGGTCTTATTATAATTTTACTATTAGATGAATAATTTGCTCCTTTGTTAATTATCGTGACTGAAGAAATTCTAGAATCAGAGATATTCGCTTTCAATTTAGCACCAGATCCCTTTCCGGTAGGATCAAATAATTCCAAATCAGGTTCAGAAAAATATTCAATACCCCCAAATTCAATATTAACAGATAGTAAAAATCCCGCAACAATGTTAGGTACAATGCTTGCTTCTCTTCCATTTTGTAAAGATATTTTTGGATATTTTTCAAAATTTAATGTTTTTGACCCATATCCAAGACCTTTATTATAAACATAAATTTTTTCTATAGATCCTTTGATAACTGGTGAAACTTGTATAGATTTTGTTACTGAAACTGCAGATCCTACAGGTGATAAATTTACAGTTATTTTGACATCTGGATACTTAAACTTTTGATATCCAGATCCTGTCGATGATAATTTAACAATATTTCTTCTTTCAAAATTAGATGATATTGTATTTCCTACACCAGCATCGCATAATTGAAAAGAATCTTTATTATTTGTTACAACATAATATCTATTTGATGTAGAAAGACCAGATATTGTAGAACCTCCAGAATCAATAAAGTATTCAACAATTTCTCCCGTGGAAAATCCATGATCTTTAAAGTTAATTGTATTTTTTGCAGTGGATATTCCCGAAGTTTTTACATATAATTGTCTGTTTGTAAATGATCCTCCATCAATAACTCTAACCTCGGTAAGAGTATTTTTAAATTCTGCGGTTTTAAATTTTTGATTTCCAGTAAAAGAAGTTCCACCAAATCCTATTGGATTTGTATCATTTATCGCATCTTCAAATGTTTCATGTAATTGAATTGTTGTGCTGTTGTCTACAGACACAAAGTAAGAACTATTATTTGTAAGAGTAGATGATCCTAAACCAATACTAATATTATTATTTCCATTATTGAAATAAATTACTTCTTGACCATTAAAGAAATTATGATTTTCTAAAAATGTTATCTGATTGGTAGATAGATCAATACCACCACCCTGTGTAGTTTTTCTTGCATCAAATAAAACATCTCTTCTTCTTTTTACTAATATTGGTTGTAATACTCCTCCTTTAGAATTTCCACCTTCAATATCAACACTTGTAATTTGTTCAATATCAAATTCTTGAGGAATTACACTAATATCTGTTATTGTTCCTGTGATAACTGGTATTGCTAAAGCTTCTTCTGATCCACCATTTATTTTTATTTTTGGTAAATTAATAACATCATAATTTTTTCCACCATTCAATACTCTAATTTCTTCAAGAGGACCATAATATATTTTATCTTCTGATTTATAATTTGAGATTTCTACACCATTTATAAGCATCCCTACAGGGAAACCTGGAATGGTATTTGTAGATTTGCCGTTTTCTATATTTGATGGGATTGGGAATTTTCTAAGAATCTTTGATCCAGATAATTTTTTATTACTTTGGGAAGATAATGTGAATATATGAGAACCTGAGATTTCTTCTGTATTGGATTCTGGATAATTATCTGAGTAAAACTTGACAGCAAATTTATCATCGTCTATTGTGCTTATAGATTCAAATAATTTTATAGAATTGTTGTTAATTACTTTTACATAGTATTCATCATTATTTAAATTGAATAACCTTTTATCTGAAAATTCATAAAATACTTTATCACCAGTTATAAATTGGACTTCATCTTCAAAAGATATTGTAGAAAATGCATCCGTGTCTAAATCTCTATCTGCTATAAATCCCGAGTTAAAAGAAATAAAATTTTCAATCAGTTTAGGGTTTAAGTTATACAAAAAATCTGTTGATATTCCAGTGGATCTACTTGAAGGTAAAGAATTAGATGCAACATATGCAAATTTTTCATCTTCAATATATAAATTTTGAATGTCAGTTATTTCAGAATCATTTCCATTTAAAAAATTGATAGTATTACTATATCCCTTATTGACTTTTCTTCTTAACTTATAAAGTCCATTTTCAGAAAAAGTGCTTCCTGACAAAAATATTTGGTTTGACCCCACAGAAATGTTTTGACTAACAAAAGGAATGTCAGAAGTTGAAGTTGGATATACAACTATATTTGTACCTCTATCTACAATTTCTACTAAATCATTTTTCTTTAATTGTGATTTATCAACAGAATTTTTTAGAATTACATTAGATCCTGATATAGATTCAATGTCAATTGAAGGACTTGTATTATAAATCCAAGAGTTTGCGAAAATTTGTTTATAACTTTTATTGTTCTCTGGATTTGTAATATTATCACCAATACTTTGTACTGATACTTTTTGATTCTCAGATATAGTAATATTATCAGAACCTTGATTAAATTTAGAAATGACTCCAGTCAATCTAAAATCGATTCTTTTTGAAGGATCTCCATTTTCAAAGGCAAAATAAGTATTATCAGAATAAATGTTATCTGTGGAGTAAATTTTAGTTTCTACACCAGAACATCCAAAAAACTGATTAATACTTTTATTAGTGTAGGTTATTTTATTAGATCCCGAATAAATAGTTCCAGATTCAGGAAACCCAATAGTAGAATCTACACTAATTATAGAATCACCTACATTTACATCTTCTAATGATTTTGTATTTTGAGTTATATCAAAAGTTTCTTCTGCTGCAATTCCATCATTTGATCCAACAAAGAGAGATGCCCTATAATATAATTTTTGACCTCTAGTAAAAGGACTTATTGTAGAAATTGCGGCAGAAATAAAAGAATTTTTATTTTTAAATAGTGATTGGCCTTTTACATTTAATGGATTTCCATCAGAAATAAGTTCTAAAATTGCAACGTCAGATCTAACATAATTTGCATTAGAAGATTTTAACAAGTATTCTTCTAAATTAATAATAGATGGAGTTTGCCCAAAAAGCACATTAAATAAAATTCTAAAAGATTCGTCAGTTCCTTTTGATGAATAAAGAGATTTTATTTCTTTAATGAAATTACCTACATCAATTCTATCATCAAACTTTCTACCTTCAAATCCAGGAGCAAAGGTGAACTTAAACTTTTTAAAAAATTCTTTTAAAAATAGAGAACTTAAATTCGTTATTTTAGAATCTTTAATATGTGATAATTTTTTAGATTGTTCAAATACTAATTCTTCTACTTTCAAATCGTTGTGGTAATCTGTTATTCCACTAAAACCACGTATACATCCAGTAAATCTATTGGTCGTAATTCCAGTATACGTAATAATTTCATCATCAATTTTGAGGAGTCCATACTTCGTTGGGAATCCTTTAGTGCTTGATACAATAATAGTATCATCATCTTCTCCAATAGAAGCTTCTAAAGTTGTATTATCAACAATAACTTCTGGTTTTAAATTGTCTAATTTTAAATATTGATCTAAATTTTCCGCAATATCTACAGTTCCACCTTGGTATTCTTGAGATATGTAATACTGTTTTAGAAAATCAACTGTTTTTGGACTTTCATCCAAAATAAATTCTGGAAGTTGATTTGAAATTATATTTTGAATCTTTACTCTAGATTCAAATCCAGTATGTATCATATTACTCTCTGATTAATTTTCCGTTTGAATAACTTGATGTATAGAAATTTTTTCTAAAAATTGTTCCTGATATTTCTTCACCTGAAGAAATAACATCTTTCAACATATTTATTTCACTATTAGAAATGTCTAATTTCAAGAAAATATCACGTAACCCCACGACATCATTAGATTCTGGTATGGCTTGAACTTCTATAACATTATTTGATTTTTCTGTGGAAGTAATATTTATAGTTCCAATATTAATTTCACCCTTAATATAATCTACTGTTCCTGCAGATTTAGAAATAACTCTAATTGTCCCATTCGATAAATTTTTCACAACAGAAATTAATCCAGTTTTTCTATCTGGATTTGGAACATCAGTAAAATAAACAGTACCACTTTCACCGGCAACTGTAAATCCTGTTGATTTAATATTAAATCCACCATCATTTACATGAAATTGATTACCAAAACAAAGTTCATATTGAGTAAATTGATTTAGAAGAGCATTTAAATTTCTTCTTATCTTTACTCTAGTAATGTTTGATGTAATAGCAGTATCAGTATCATCGATTGCTCTTAAAACTTTACTGTACTTAAATCTTCCCCCAAATTTATTTAAATCTAAAGAATTTGCATAACTGTTGAGAGTATTTGATATTTTAGTTTTAAGTGTCTGTGGAGTGGATATTTTTGAGTCATCATAATAAACAAAAGAATCTAATTCCACATACAAAACCTTTAAGTCAATAATATTTTGTTTAATTCCAGAAACAGAATAATTCTTAAGTTCTGAAAGTATTAGTGACTTATTAAACTCACTAATTAACTGACCATTTTTTGGTTTGATTGATATTTGAACTGTACCAAATTCTGGTGGATCCAATTCTTCTCCACCAACAATAGAAACAGATTCTGTATCTGGATAGATTTCTTTAATAATAGCTTCATAATCTTGCCCAGTTACTGCTCTATTTTGTGCAGAGTATATCTTTGGAGCAAAATACTTAATTGAATCTATCTTTTCAATTCCAGAACCATTCTGTGCTTTAGACACTGTATTTACAGTAAATGGTTGTGGTAAAACTGGATTTTGATTACTATCAACTATTCTACCTGCAAATGAGAAAAATGATGCACCATTTCCTTCTTCACCATCAGTTACCAAATAGTTAACTGTGATAACATCTGCATTTTGTAATTTTTTTCCAATCAACCCATCACCAAATAATAATTCATATTTTTCATCTTGTATCTCTTGAATTAAAAATATAGTGGATTCACCAGTTACATTAATAATATTATCAACCAATCTATATTCCACTCCATCAACATAAACTTTTATTGATGCAGTGTCAATAAAAGAATTATCTAAAATAAATCTCTGATCTAATGACCCATCATAGGTAAACTGTTTTGTTAAAAATGTTCCCTGAAAAACTTCTATATTATCAAAATCTGCTCTTACTGCATTAACAATATTACCGTTTTCACCAACAAAACTTGCATCTTCAGTTTGAACTGTAATGTCTTCTACAATTGAAAATAAATATGATGAATTTTCAATGATACCATTACATACCAAACCTTTTTGTAAAGATAATTTTGATGTATCTGTTCCCTCTACTGTAACTGAAAAAGATACTACGGATTTTGCAGAATTTCTAGATCTTGGAACATATCCAATATTTCTTGCTAAAGAAACGACATTCTCCCTAAGAGTTGCAGAGTCTAAAAAAGACTCATTTACAATCATGTTAGAGTTAAATGCCGTTATATAAGTATTATATGCTAAAGTATCAATCAAAACTGAAAAGTTGGAACCTTCAAAATCAAATCCCGTGAAATTCGAATTAGCACGAAGATAATCTTTGATAGAATCTTTTATTTGATCAAAGTCTAGATTTGTGAATTTTGTAAAAGGCATTTTATCTTGTTGCCTCTAATAGAAATGAATACTCTTGTGTAGGAAACTCTTGTCCAATAATGTCATAGATTATAGTAGCACTAAATGTATTTTGATCGGGCCTAGGTTCTACAATTACTTGTAAATTATTTACCCTTGGTTCAAAGTTATTAATTGAAGTTTCAATTTCATCTGCAATTAGTGATGCAGAACCAAAATCAATAAAATTAAACAAGTAACTTCTGACACTAGATCCAAAGATTGAATTAAAAAACTTTTCTGTAGGGATTGTTTGTACAATATTTCTTACAGATCTGCGAATTGCATCTTCGTTTTTTAACACTTGAACATCTTTACTTACAGGATGAGGGTCGAAGGATAAACTTATATCTTTAAACCCTCTTGATATCCTCTCCATTACCATTTTTTAAGAGTTTTCTTGATTTTATTTATACTTCATTCCTCAAGATAATTTTGACCTGTTCTAATATCATCATGCATAATCTCTTGAATTACTCTTTCTTCTGGATCGTCATTAGTTTTGTGTGGTAATGACCAATAATCTGATGTTAGACTTGTTGTTCCCCACACTTCTCTCATAATTTCCTTGTTTCTATCGACTGGTGAATTTCCCATTTTGCTCCTGATTGCTAAAATCAGAACTTTTTGAGGGGTTTCTATCCCTTTTTTTATTTA